AATATAATTACGTTAGGTTTATTTTTATCAAAATTTAAATCATTATATTCATAAGTTTTATTATAAATTATGTTCCAATTAGGTTTAAATATGTTTAAATTTGGCTCTAAAACTTCTGATAATACTCCTTTAGAACAAGAGTCATTATAATCAACTGCTAGTATTATATTTTTTAAATTTAGAAATCCTATTGATACTATTGCTTCTAATGTATTACCCATATTTAATTGAGAATCTGATATTAAAACAAATATTTTCTTATCAGGTTCTGCTATTGCTATACCTTCAGCAATACCCAACGAATTGCCTAATGTTTGTTCTGCATAATCTATCCAATCTACATCATCGGTTAATACGACTTTATCCCAATTTTCAGGATTAAAATCATATAAACCATAAGGCTTGCCTATAAGTCTATAATCTGAATTTTGGATTAATTTAAGCAATACATTATATAAAGGTTTAACAGAATTATATGATTTTGGATGTAATTGAGTTTGATGTTGATTTAATGGCATTAAACAACTCCTTTAAATTATCTTCGTAATTAATTTTATTATATTCTCGACCTGGAATTTTAAAATTTTTAAATCCTTGATTGATAAATCTAGGTATAGAAGTTTTATAATTTTCATTAATTATTTTTAATCTATTTTTAAGATGACAATAATTACATTTTATATAATCTCTATTAGTAACATTTTTTGCTATCAAATCAAAATGATTATAAAATTCAGGACAACCATAACATTTATTATCTAATAATATTTCAGTTTTATTGATATTATTATATATTCTAGGGTCATTTTGAAAATAACATTTTATATCTGTGTCTAATTCTTCTTTTGAAGTAACAGATTGAATAGTAATAATGTTTGGATAATTTTGTTTAATAAAATTTAATAAATTTATATTGGATAATACTACACTACCATTAATTGCATTCAATAATTTAAGAGATTCTAAACCTTCTTTTTCTGATAAATCAATATAATAATTTGAATATGTGATACATATTTTAAAATTATGTTTAATACAAAAATCAATGTGATTTTGATTGATTGAAATATCTGTAACTCTGCCACCATTCCATTTTGAATTACCAAAACTATCATAAAATGAAAAATTTATATTATCAAATTTTTGAAATAATTTGAATATTAATAGATTCTTTTTGATAATATCAAAGTGTGATGATAATCCTGCTATTCTAAAATTCATATACATACTCCAAATAACATAAACAACAATTTATATTACATATTTTATTATCAGGTTCTAAGTTTAACATATCATACGCAAAACATCTATTAAATTTACCTTTCATAAAATTATAAAATAAATGTTTATTTTGTATATCACATTTCTTAGGGTTTGTTCTTAAATTATATAATTCATAAAAAGTTTTATTTAAATAATTATTTTTATTATTTAGTATAGAATTATATTTTTTTAAATCTATTATATCAATATCTTCATAATGTTGCACGCCGTCTTTAATATAAAAAACAGGGTCTAATGATACATTAAATTTGAGAAGTTTTATTTTATTATAATAATCTTCAAATATATCAGATTTAAATGATTTCATAATATTAACTTGAATATTTTGTTTATCATAAAATTTAGATAATTCCAATAAATTAGATAAAAATATATGAAAATCTACCTGTTTATGATAAGAACATATAAAATTTAATTTATTGTGATATTGCTTTAAATCAATTATTTTATCAATATTAATTAAATTTGTAAATATTGTAATGTTTATATTTTTAAATATCTTTAGAATATCTATAATATATTTTGATAATGTTGGCTCGCCACCTAATATAAAAACATTTTTAATATTATCTTTAATTTTAGATAAATTGTCTAATCTTGAATTTAAATCTAAATCATAATCTTTACCATATAAAGAGCAGTATTCGCATTTTAATTGACAAGATTTATTTAGTAAAATTTCTAAGTCGTATAAGTCATATAAATTTTGCATTGTTGTTCCTTGCAGGACATACGCATTGTTCTAATTGACATTTATAGACAAAATCATTATTATTCAACATATCTATGTTATATTCGATATCGGAACAAAATTGATTAACTACATTATTAAATTCTAATGGTATATCAAAAGTTTTATTATTACAATTCCAATTTTTAAAATAATGTAAATTTTGATTATATGCTTGTATTTCATTAAATTTAATATTATCTTTGTTGTGATATACTAAATTTTTAATTAAAAAAGGTTCTATTAATTTAAAATATTCTGTTGATGTGTCTATCTTTTTAATTTGGTCTTTATGAAATATAAAACTTCCGTAACACGTTATATTATTTTCTTTGCAATATTTTAATATTTCTAAATGTTCTTTTTGATAATTACTATCAAAAAGAAATGTAACTAATACATAATTATATTGTTTATAATATTCTATTGTTTTGATGAATTCATCAGGTTTGGCATAATTTGCATAATAAGATAAATGGATATTGTTAAATTTATTACATAATTCAGGTTTAATTAATTTTGCTCCGTTTGAAATAATAGATATTTTCTTTATTAAATTTAATTCATTCAAACTATTTAATTTATCTAATACTATATCTAAATATGGATATATAGAAACTTCGCCACCTAATAAGAAAACTTGAAATTCACGATTTAATTTTGAGAAAAAATTAATAACTGAGTCAATTTTATCAGGTTTTAATAATCTATTCCATTCTTGTTCTCTAGCATAACAAAAACTGCAATGATAATTACACATAAAAAGTAAATTCCAATGAAATTTTAAGGTATCAGGAAGTTCTAAATTTATATCGTTTATAGTATTAAATTTAGTATAATTACTAATATTGTTAATCATTTTTAATCTTTATAGCGGTTAATTTTCCTTGACATAAACACATATCAAGCGGACATTTCATCCAACATTCACTATTATTAATTTCATCTATTGTTGTTTCTTCCCAATAACAAAATTTTTTTATTTTGTCGGAATTTACGCCTATATCATAATTATTATTTTTACATTTCCAATTTTTAAATATACTTAAATTATTTAAATATGCACCTATATCATCAGTGTAAAATACATTTCCGTTAATATCAGTATATTTCAATTCTTTAAGATAATTTTTATATTTAGTATTAAGAAATTCTAATAAATTTTTATATGATTGAGAATAATTTAGATACTCTAATTTTCCGTGATGATTAAATAATACGTTATAATGATAATTAATTTGATTTTCTATACAAAAATCTATCATATCTATGATATCATCTTTATATTTTTCAGATACAAGCATAATATTAATATTTAAAATAAAATTATTTTCTCTTATTGTTTTTAATCTTGATTTAAATTTATTAATATCATCAACATCAGCAGGATGATAAGTTATATCCCAATTAAATTTATCTTTAAATTTAGAGTGAAATATCAATAAATCGTCAAATTTATCAGATTTATTATTTGATATGCAACCGAATAAATTTAAATTAGGCAATTTATATATCTCTTCGCAAATATATTTATAATATGGACTTAATGTAGGTTCGCCACCTAATAAAACAACTTCGATAGGTTTTTTAATTTGTTTTAATTTATTTAATACAGAATTGACTATATTTAAGTTATTTAATTTTCCCCAATTGTCAAGTTGTCTAGCGTAACAATAAGAACAATTTTGATTACAAATCATAATTATATCCCAATGAAAACGTGCTACGTCAGTAGATAAAAACATTTTAAATCTATCATCAAATTTATTTTCTATTTTTTCTTGTTTAACTATATTATTAAAATCGAAATTATTGTTACTATTATTGTTATTCATTAAAAATTACCTAGTTTAAATTTTGAATTTGAATTTAAGTGATTAAAACTTATATTATCGTTGCCGTCTGTTGTTTGTTTATATAGTAATTTATTGCTTAAGTGTATTGTATCAGTGTTTAAATTTTTAAATAAAAATACATCATTATCAATATAATTACCTTTTATTATTGTATTAAATATTGATTTCTTAAATATTATTTGTCCTAGTTGAAAAAATTTAATATAATCTTTATTAAATATATTATTTAAAAAATAATTAAATTTATATGATTCTTTTCTAAACATAAATTTAGATATATCTTTTAATCCATATTCAGGATAATATAAACCTAAAATTAAATCTTTATCTCTATTATTATAATAAACATCAAAGAACGAATTTAACAATATATCATCATCTTCTAATATATAAATATGTTCGCCGTGTGCGGAATTAATTAAGTGCATATAGACATCTGATAAGTCATCAGATTTAAAATAACTATATTTGATTAAATCTGATTTAATCTCTTTATAATCTGTTGTATCAGAATCATTATTAACTAATATTTCTAAGTGAAATTTATCAGAACAATTTTCATATTTAGATAAAACAGATTCAACACATCTTTTAAATAACTTAGGTCTTTTGTGTGTTAAAATTAATATACTTAAATCTACCGCCACTTTTTGAACTCCAATCCGTCATTGCATTGTTTTAGTTTGCAAATAACATAATCTTTAAAATATAAGTTAAAATCTAAATCTTTTATATTAATAGGATTTATATTGTATTCAGGTTTAGCATAATCATTGCAACAATAAACATTTAAATTATTATCTATTACTAAATTTTGTGCTACGCAACTACATTTAGTTAAATATAATTGCTCGTGATATTTTTTGTTGTATGCTTCATCATATCCTATAATTGCACTATTAATTTTAAATTTATATTCTTGTTCTAAGTAATTCATTAAATAAGGATATTTCTTTGAAAAATAAAAATAATCCCTATAATCAACAGGATTTTTAGTATAATCAATTGTAAATCTCATTTTTAAATGATTTGGTATCTCTTTTGCCAATAAATTAAATTCTTGTATAAATTGTTTTTCTTTATTATATTCTGTATTTATAAAACAATATCCTAGTATATTTAATTCTTTTAATTTTCTTAATTTAAGTATAAATTCAGATACATCTTGTTTGCCTATATGATAGGAACTACATATTTCTAAATTTGGCTGTTTAAAATTTTTTAATCTATCTATACTTATACTTAAATTTGTTTGAATTTGAATTTTTGCTATTCTATTACCAAGAATTTTATATAATTCTTGTATTATAAATTCTAAATTTAAATTTAAAGTTGGCTCACCACCATAAAAATAAATAAAAATTTTCTTAAATTTTTCAGGTAATGTTTTTAATTTATCTAATACTAATAAACAATCATCATAACTCCATTGTTTAGAATTATTGTCGTATTCTTTACAGAACCAACATTTCTGATTGCATTTGTAGCAGGGTTTAAGGGTTATTTTTAAATCGTATGGGAAGTATTGCTGTTTATCCAATAGTTCCCAATTCTTTATATTAAAATTCATATTTAAATAATAGTTAATTCATCAGGGAATTCATAAATAGATAAATCATTTTCATAATATCTATCATTTTCTTTAAAATATACCTTAATATGATTATTCTTAACTTCAGTAAGATGTTTAACTTTAAAAAATCTAACCATTTGTGGCAAGCCATTACGATTAGAACATACATAAAATTCTACATCTTTTCTTTTTGCTATATCTAATATTTTAAATAAATTTGTTATAGTTTCATAATTTATAAAAAATGTTTTAATTACTTTATCTTCAGTAAATAATTTTTCTAAGTCTGCGTAAAAAATATATTTTTTCTCTTGTGTAAGTAGATTTTCAAATATTGCATAATTGTCTTTATATCTTAGAAATTTATAATAACTCCTTTCATAAAAATCTTTATCTGCATTAAATTCAAAGACATCACAATAATCTAATTCACTAGGTATTGCTCTTATTGACATTTTCCAATTTCTTTTAATAGTATGCCATAAATTTGAAAACATTTGAACTCCTATAATTATTTAATCTTTAAAATTTTATGATTATTTGTATGTAACTTCTTATTAAGTTTTTTCATAAATTTTGATATTTTAGATTTCTTAATTTTTTTCTTAAGTTCAAAGGATAATATCCCTTTATCAAGTGTAAAATCAATATATTGAGATTTCGCAAAATCCTTAAATTCAACAGATTGTATATTATCTGTATTAATAATTACATCATTAATTTGTTTTAACATTTTAATTCCTTTATATAAGAATAGTTTTTATTTTATTGTCATTTAAATTTTCCATTATTTTATTAACATCAATAATAGGCACACGATTTTCATCAATAAGAAATTTAATAACACTATTATCTGTCATTCTGAAAACTACTTTTGATTTTTCTTCAATATAGCAACAAATTACTTGTTCTGTGTTAATAATTCTATCATTTACGACTTTCAACATTTTGACTCCTTTGCGTGTTTAATATCTAATATTAAATCAATAATATCATCATTTTCCTTAAGATTCACTAAATTATTTTTAATATCTGATAATCTAGTTTCTAATCCTATATCTTTATAATTAATATTATAAAATTCATATTCTATTCCTAAATAATCGCACTCTGCGATAAGTCTAGGCGAACAATCAAATTTACGACCAACAGGGGTATATAAAAATTTATTAAAATCGCCAAATTTAACAGGTTTATTTGTAATATAATCAGATTCAGGCAAGTAATCAGAAAATATTAATAAATTTGGATATTTCGCTAAGAGTTCATCTATTTGCTTATATTCTTTACAATTATGCGTAATATGTGCGAATGTTCTATCGGCTAGTGTTAAAGGTTTCTTAATTTTATCAAGTGCTATTTTCTTAACGTAATGAATAGAATTGTGCTTTTTAGGATAAATTCTTGAATCTTCTAAATAAATTACGTCATCAGGTCTAGTGCCTGCATTTGTGTCAAATTCTGCACCACAATTAAATGCTAATTTAAATCCTAAAACTTTTTTATTGTTGAAAAAATCATAACTTCCGTCTGTATTAAGCGATAATGGTGCATATACTAAATCAGGTGTTCCAAATATAAAATCATCAAAATTAAATTCATCAGAATTAATATATCTATTATTAATTATATTTCTTATATTATCAGGTTTATAATCATAAAATAAACATTTTACCTTTAGTTTAGATTTAAGAAACTGATAATAATCTAAAATTTCAAATAAGTGACCTGATATTCCGTGAATATTACGCCTATCATAAAAACTATGATATAAAAGCAAATCGCAATCATCTGAATTTAATTTTAAAATCATTATAACCCCTAGTAATCCAATAAAACATAATCATAAAATTTACCCTGATATTCAAATCCATTAGTTAAATCAGGTTTAGAATTTATATAATAATATTTTGTAATATAAAATTTATTATTATAATAAAAATACACGTCTGCGTAATCTTCTTCATCTAAATTAACAAAATTATTGTTTATTGATATTATATCATTTTTAGAGTTCTGATTATCTAATATATCCGCTTTAAAAATTAGATTATTAATTAATTCTAAATTTAAGCAAGAATTAATGTATTTAAAATTTTTAAATATCTTTTCTAAATCCAATTGATTAACTATGCTATATTTTTTCTTAGATTTTAAATCAAAATATTTAAGCCTGCCATCTATATTAACAGATTTAACTTTTAACGTATTAATAAAGTAATTATATATGAATAGTGTTTCTGCGTCATTGTAGCCGTGCTGTTTAACAATCTCATATAGGTTAATACTATCTATCGGAACACCTGTTAATTCTTTGCTATGCGTCTTACAAAACGTTTTATTGTATATAGAATCATTAGTCATTAAATGATATTAACTCCTGTATAATTTCGTCATTATATCTTAATTGTCTTTGATAGATATTTTCAGATTTTGCTTCATTATATCTATAATAAGCACCGTCTTTTATATCTTTAGAGATAAATTTAACTTTAATTTTAAAATATCTGCACTCGTGAAATAATCTAGGTTTTATATCAATAGAATCTTTATTTTGTATATAAATTACTCTATCGAATTTATCATAAAATAAAGGCGATACAAATGATTTTCTTTGGATAAAGTTTTTATTTTTAAGATTAAGAACTTTATTTGGCGATGTTACTAAAGTTTTTCTATCGTGATTTTCAATATCTCTTAATAAATCAAATCTAAATTTAGATTTATAATTAATATCTAATCCATCAGGTTTTAAATGATTATATTCTATATAATATTTAACATTTCTACTAGATTTAAATGTAGAGCCTGATAAAGCATATAATTTACGTCCTAGAATACAAGATTCTTCAGTGTAAATTAATGAATAATAATCAAAAAATAATATTTTATTAAATCTATAAGGTTTCTTAATATCTACATAAATCATATAATCAAAGCACCTATCATCTATATTTTTATATTTTTGTTTAATAAAATCTTTAATATAACTAAAATTTAAATTAATATTTAAAAATCCCCAATAAACGTGCCTATTATCAGATTTATCAAATCCGTCTTCGCCTAAATATCTCAATTCCCATAAAGTATAAAAATATTCAAATCCTGATATTATTGAGCCGTCTATATTACCATAAAAACTATATCCTGAATTTAATATTAAATTAGAATTTTCATAAGTTGATTTATCAATTATAAAATGCTCTTGACTATTAATCATAAAATTTACTCCTGAACTCGATTATATTAGTTATTTTATCATCTATAATAGGATTTAATTTAATATCTTTAATTTGTTTTTCTACGCCGTCACAAATATTAAAATACTTACATTTAAAACAATCTTTATTTTTATAATAATGATGTTCTCTTGCATTTTTACAACAATTAATCATATTATCCAAACTAGGTTCTAAATAATCGTATAATGCTGAATTCCAATCGTAAATATCGTATATATGTTGAAAATATCCTACTACGTGTTTTTCAAATCCTATCATAAAGCAATAAGGAACATATCTAACATTAATATATTTTATTTTAGATTTTAATATAAATTTTTTAATAGGTTCTAATAATATATTATAATCAATTTTTTCATTATTCTCTGCGTCTGAAAAATAATTCAAAGGCAAGAAATTTAATTCAAAAGGATTAATATTTTCTAATAAATCAAAATATAGATTATCTATAAATTTATAATTAGAATTTGTTACAACTGCATTAATTCTTATTTTAATCCCTAATTCTTTAGCGTTGTTAATTGATTTTAAAATCTTATTAAAACTACCTTTAATACCTGTTAGATTGTCGTGTATTTCATTAACGCTATGAAGACTAAATAAGATTTCAGATAATCCTGATTGTTGTGCTTTTTTCATAAATTCAATATCTTGAAATTTAATTCCATTTGTTAAGCAAGATACTTTTGAATTCTCTGATTTAGATTTACAATATTTGATAATATCGAAAAATTTACTATGTATAGTTGGCTCGCCACCTGATATATCAAAATCATCTGTATATTTTGATAAAAAATCAATTCTTGATTTAATAATATCAAAACTTAATTCTTTATCATTAAGATTATGCTTATAATAACAAAATCCACATTTAGCATTACATCTTAAGCCTATATCGACTTTTGCACGTCTGCATATAGGCTCATTAGGATAGTAAATATCTTTAAAAGAAAACTTGTTATAATTAATATCCACTAAATCAATCCTTTATAATCCTTATTTTGTTTCAGGTGTTACTTTATTTAGTAGTTGCAAATATAGTTCTTTTTTGCCGTGAAAAACAAAATCTATTCTTGCTATTAACAATTTATATTCTTCATCATTTTGTTTTAATTCATTGATTACTGAAGCAAGTTCTTCAGGTTTCAAAGCATATAGCAAACTCATTAAAGGATTAACTTTTTTAAGTTCGTCTTCACTTACACAATTTTTTGCTTTTTCATAATCTGCTGTATATTCGCTAGGAATATTAATTGCTTTCATATGTTTTTCAAATTTTTTCAATCCAAGCAATGCTAGTTCTCTAATTTGTAGGGTATCTAGTTTTCTTTTATTGAATTCAGATATCAATATATTTTTATTTTCTTTAGGTGCTTTAGATATATCAACTAATTTAATTACATCTTTAATTGTAAATTGTTTATTAAAGTTGTTATAGTAATTTTGAAATTTAAATGCTAATGCTTCGCCAATTCTACCTGAAACTATCTCAACATCAAAAGTTTGAGTTTTCTCAAACAAATCTATATATCTTGATAATGTAGCCCAACTTCTAGGTGTTGCAATTCTTGTTTGTCCGTCTTTAGGAACATTATACAAATCTCTAGGATTTTCTGCTATATAAGATGTAATAATATTATTAATCTTATTATTTCTAGCCCAACTTAACCAAGATTCAACATCTAAACTTACTTTAACTTGCAAAAATCTATCTAATAGTGCTGGGTCTAGTTCATCAACGTAATAATCAAGACCTTGTTCTGATTCGGTTGGGTTTATTGCACCTACAACTAAAACATCTTTAGGAAGTTTATGTTGATGAATTTGTTTATCAAGAACAATTTGAAGTGCTGACGCTTTTACATCTTGTTGTGAGCGGTTTAATTCATCTAAGAATAATACAGATTTCTTACCTTGTTTCTCTGCTTCTTTCATTCTGTAAAGCCATACAGGTTCAGTCCAAATTGTTACGCCGTCTTGAATTGTTGGAATTCCGATTAAGTCACCTATTTCTTGATTGCCTAATCTTAGGTCTTCAAAGTGATAGTTGTTTTCTTCTGCATATTCTTTAACTACATAAGATTTACCAAGACCTGCGTCACCTGATATTAGAACACTATCACTTACTTCGTGAGCGATTTCTAAAACTCTTTTAATTTCTGATATTTTCATATCAATCTCCTTTAATCCTTTTAAATTATGTGAGAATTATAACACACCAAAACTTAAGATTAACTTAGGTTTTCGACGATTTTATAAAAATTTACATATAAAATTCAGGATATAATTTTTTAAATTTATCTCTTTTTGTTGAAACTTCTTTTAATTCTGTTCTTGCTTTTTCTATTGTTTGATTATGCCTTTTGATTTCATCTAATAATTTATTTTTATAACAATTAATTATAATATAAGTATCAGGCGGATTTTTAATTTTATTTTCATCAACTGAACTATAATGAAAATATAAAATATCATTATAATAAAAAATTCTTATCAATACACCAAAATACTCAAAGACATCTAAGAAACTATTAATTTTTATTTCGTGTTCTCTTTCATAAATATATTTTCTTGATTCTAAATATAACATAGTCTTTTCAGATGTATATAATCTTTCTCTAAAGAATTTTAAATTTGATATTACAGATTGATATTTTCGTTCTAGTAAATAATAAAATGCTTCTAAATCTGAATTTGCATTTATAATTTCTTTGCCTAGAATATACTTATTAATTGTATAATCTTCATCAAATTTATAAGTATCTTCATTAAATTGATAATATTTGTTATCTAATCTTTTAAATAAAAAATCGTGGGAACAATCACAACAATATAGATAATCATCAAAATTATTTCGTTTAGTTAATTTAGATTTCATATTCAATTAGTCTTTCTTTAATTGAATTTATTATAGATTTAAACTTATCAGAGATAAAATCACAATATTTTGCATTAGAATCTGATTTTATTCTTTTTATTTCTTTATCAAATTCATCATATTTTAATGAAAAATATCTCATAAATTCAATATTATCTTTAAGTGAATATGTTTTATAATCTTGCGGACTATACATTTTAAAATTAAATAAGTGATATTGTCCGTCTATAAAGATATATTCTCTATTTTTAATCAATATAGTGCTAGAAAATCTACTTGATGACGTTACAACGTGTCTATTATAAAAGAAATATGTTTTTAATTCTTTATAAAAATATCTTTCAAAATATCTAATTGCTAATTTTCTATTTAAAATTGTTTTTCTTAAATGTTGCATTTCTAAAAATAATGATATTTGGTCTTTTACAACAGGATAAAGTTGTTCTCTATACCATTTATTATTTTTAAGTAATTCTTTATCAAACTCGCCAACTTTATCAATTAAATTTTGATAATAATTTTGTTTTTGATTTAATTCTTTATATAATTCTATTAATGATTTTCTAAAATTATCTATTTTTAATTTTCTAAATTTTTCTGTAAATTCAAATTCAGGTTCAGTAGTTTCTGAAATAACATAATTATTTTTATCTATATTTCTAAATCTATATCTTATTTCATCAGTATTTAGAAAATAGCACGCTCTAAATTTAGAATTAATAAAAATATATGCTTCAGTTAATACTCTTAATCTATTATCTAATCTTGTATTTTCTGAAGCACTATATGTATCATCAAACACTAATTTATAAAGAAAATCGTTGGCTATTGCATAAATGTAATACATTTAATTAATCCTATTTCTCATAAAAAGATTTTATATAATATTGCGGATAGTCATAATCAATCTTAACATTATTATTGTCTAGCAAGAAAATAACGTGTTTAGGTTTTTCAGTCCAACTATCTTTAACTGATTCTATATATCCGTCAGTGATTACAATTATTACATCTGAATCTAATTCTTTAGCCTTTAGAATTCCTGGATAAAGATAAGTTCCGCCTGCACCTGAACGTTCAAATGTTTTAGTTTTTCTATCAAAATCTGATACTTTTTTAACTTCTGTATCAACTTGAATAACTTTTAAACTTGAATTTGTAAGTTTGCAAATATGATAAATTTCTGACAATCCTGAATATATAAATTCATCTGCTATTGAGCCTGATACATCAACAATTACAGAAGTTGTAAAAGTTTTATTTGAGATTTTGCCACGCAAATCATCTCTATTCATAAATCTTCTATTAACTTTTAAAATTGATTGTCTTTTATCAATTTTCTTATTTCCTTGATAACGTCTTAATAATTGTTTCCAATTTAGTTGTGCTTTATCGTGAAACAAATCAAGAATTTCAATAATATTAGCAGGAATTGAACCCCTACCTTTTTCATTATTTTTTGTTGCGTCTAGGGCTTTTTTAATTGCTTCTCTAGTCATTGCTTTAGCAAGGTCGTCTGAAGGAATTTTATTTTTGTTCCAAACATTGTGTGTTCCTGCTTCTTTATTTTCTTGACTATTATTGTTTTCATTGTCGTTACTTTCATTATTATCATTTCCACTTCCGTTGCCATTACCATTGTCACCATCATTACCATTAGCACCTTGATTATTTTTATCTTCTTTTTCTAAGAAATCATAATAATATTCTGCTTGTTTCTCTTTTTCTAAATTTTGATTTTTTGTTAAATCCTTAATTGTCTTTAAAGAAACGTGTGAATTTGGTAAGTCTTTAGTTTCAATAAGTTGATTAATAGAACAATCTGTTGCATAGTTCCAAATTTTATGTTTTCTATTTTCTAAACGTCCTAATAAGTGTCCGCCAAGAATATGCAACATTTCGTGTTTTAATAATCCCATTACAATATTATCTGAATATCTTTCTATAAATTTAAGATTAATAGCAAGATTATATCCATTATCGAAATATACACCTAAAGTTGGCACGCTATCAGTAAATTTAATTCTGCATTGAGTTATTAAATTTGCGTAAAACATATAAGTATCAGTATATTTAATATCGTATAGCATTGATTTATAAACTCTATAAAACTTATTATTTGCGTCACGTTCTTGATTTAAATTCTCTATTCTTTCATCAAATGAAGTATAAAGATTTTTAATTTGTTCTAAAATTTCATCAATTACAGGAAGTTCTGCAAGTGGATTAAGTTTTTTTGCTAGTTCTTTAATTTCATTAAATTCATCTGTATCTTCATCAAGTGAAGTTAATTCTGTTCTAAGTTTTTCAATTGTTTCAGATACTGACAATCCGAAAATATCAGATAGTTCTTCAATGCCCTTAAAATCTTTATTTTCTGCTGTCTTTGTTATTTCTGTATTCATTTCTAATCCTTTATTTGTTTGATAAGAGAATATTAACACAAATTCACTTAAACAATTCTTAATTAACATATGGATTTTTAAGGATTTTAGAGATATTAATAATATTATAGTTACATATTAAGAATTATAAATTCTTGCTTACAATATAAGATTTAAGAATTATTAAAGATATAAATAGACATATAAAATACTTAAGAACTTAAGGAATTATCTAAATGGCAGGCGAATTTGCATTTACATTATCAGATATTAAAAAACAACTAGGTGCAGGTCTAGGTCTTAGAACAAACAAATATCTTATTGAAATGCCTATGCCAGGTGTTCAAGGTAAAAAATTAGCGATACTTTGTCAATCCACTGCATTACCTGAACGTAATATAGGTGTTATAGATGTTTATTATCGTGGAAGACGTTATAAAATGCGTGGCGAAGCAGATTTTCCTGGAACATATACGATTAATATTATTGATGATTCTAGTATGAAAATTAGAAAAATGTTTGACGCTTGGTGTAAATTAATTGATAATACTAAACCTAAACAAAATGGTGTATTAGGTATGTTTGGCGATTCTTTCGTTCAAGGTATGGAAGCAGTAGCAGGCGTTATTCAGGCGGCTCAAAATTTAAAATCTCAAATAGATTTTGATAATGGAGTAGGATTTTTAACTAATGCTTTCTTAGGAACACCATCAGCACCTAATTATCAAGTTGATATTAATATTTGGCAATTAAACAAACAAAATGATAAAGTTTATGGATATAAATTGCAAAATGCTTTTCCTAGTGAAGTAGGTGCAGTAGAACTTGACGACGCAAACGAGTCACAATTATCACAATTTAGTGTAACTTTTGCATATTCTGAATTAGAACCTATTGAACCTAAATCAATTACAAGAAAAATTATTGATGGTGCAATTGGCGATACAGGTCAAGATATTGTTAATGGTATAGAGAATTTATTTGACTAGATTTTAACGACTAAATTCTATACTCAATTGATTTATCAAATACATATTTGTAATTAGATTTAAGATAATCTTTTATTACTTGATTATCAGTTAGTGAAATTTTAAAATTTATTCTATATAATATATCACTTACTAATGAATTTATATCTGATTTAATAAAATCCAAGTTAGATTCTTTTGTGAAGTAATTAAATTTTAAAAGATTTTCATCAAAGGTATATTGTTTTGTGGAAGCATATAATTCATTTTCTTTTATAAAGAATAAACCTGCTAAATTTAAATGATACAAATACTTATTTGGATATTTAGAAATAGTTTCAAGCAAATCATCAAAATTAAATGAATCCTTGCTAAACTCTTTAATAATCATATTACTAATTCCGAATAATTATTTTGAATAAAATTTATACTTTGTTCTAATCTATCAAGATTTCTTTTGTGTGAATCAGCAACTCTTTTAAAATCATTTGCTTGTGACATAATAGAACTGCTGTTGGATATAATCAATTTTTTAAGTTCTTGTTCTGATATATTCTCTGATAGTTCTGATAGTCTTGTTACTATAATTAATTTATTTGTATCATCGATAAAATAATCAAATTTGCTAGTTTTTATGATAACATTAGATTTATATTCAGTATTTTTAACTAAAGTATAAGTTTTTCTTTTAATATATTTTTCATAAATTCTATTATTGGCATTATAATTTGATTTAGTAAATTTGTGACTTGTTAATAATACATTATAATGATTTTTAAGAAAAAATAAAAAATCTTTAACTAAAGTCATATTAGAATTAGAAAATTCTAAGACATCGCCGATATTATATTCTTTTTGATTTTGCTTTTCATAATAAGATTGATTAAAAGCATATTTATTAACAATATATTTGGTATTAAAAAATTCAACTATATTAATATTATAAGTATTAGAATTAGAAAATAATTTAATACTTCTATTGTTGTTTAATTTAACTAATTCGGCTATATCTTCAATTTGTATAAAATCTTTCATTATAATGCCACCTAATCCTTTAAATCAAATATTCAGAATAATTGTTATTAATAAATTCAACTAATTTTAAATTTTTATTAATTTTTTCATCAAAATAATTAATAGAATTTTTAACTGAATTTATTGTTGATTTATCTGTTGTGTTATTAAAATTTTTAATTAATCTGTTCTTTTCATTAGTAAATCTATTAATATAATCTGATGAATTTGTATAATAAAAATTTATAAACTCTTTAAAACTCCACAAATCAAGATTTTGATTCATTACGCCAACTTTAACAAATTTCATTTGTAAATGGCTATAATTATAATATAGAGTTATAACACCTTGAACTTTTATAAATCTTGCACTTCCGCCTATTTTATAAACTTTTATTTTATCTGATTTCATATATAGTAGCAAATCTCTAAATTCTAATTCTTTTAGTGGCAACATATCTAAATCCTATAAGCACTTTATAAACAATATTCTAAATAATTATCTTTGATATAATTTAAATCTATTTCATATCTTTGTATTTGTCTTTTAATATATCTTATTCTATCTAGCCATTCATCTAAATTTTTATAATGCCTTTCTTTTAATATAGTTTCTTTAAAATAATTTTCATCTAATTGTAGGGTCTTTTTAAGTTTTTCAGATATTAAATTTATAATAATAATTTCATTAAAATTATAATCAAGTATATATTCAAATTTATCTTTTATTTCTAATAAATATGTATTTTTTGTATATTTAGGATAATACTCATCTAAAACAAATTTGAGTTTAAAAGTTTTTAATTTCTCTGCTTTCTTTTGTTCTGTTTCATAATGTCCTTCATCTACTTTTAATTGTTTATATAGATAGTTTAAAACAGAATTTATTTTTTCATAATAATCAGATATAAACATATTTTCATCACATTCTGTTGCGTCAGTGTGAATTATTGCAGTATGCCTTAAATCTATGGCTTCATAAGCATTTTTTGAAAATTCAAAATCTTGTGACAAATTATTATACTCTAATCTAATTTTATTTTTATCGGCAGTGATAAAAGTCATCTTGCCACCTGATTTTAATAAATCTAAAATTTGAGTAAAGTTTAGCCTAGAGTCAAAATTACCATTTGCTTGTAGAAAAATCATTATTAATCCTTACATTGTGTATTCTAAATAATCTTTGTTTATTATATCCAATAAATCCTTAAATTTACTATAATTT